GCCGGCGGGCGGACGGGTGGCGGGCTTGCCGTCGCTCACCGGCGGCTCCCCGGCCCACGGCGCGCTGCGTCCGCGCGCCCGACGAGGGGCACGGTGGCCACAACCTCGGGGCCGTGGCGGACCTCGATCCGACCGACCACCCACTCCACCGGCGCCACCTCGACCTCGGCGACGGCCCCGTGGTCCTCGGGCTCCAGCCCCGACGCGTACCCGAGCGTGAGGTGGGGGCGGTAGGTCGGGTGCTGACGGATGCGCACGAGGTGCGCGAGGCGGGGGAGGAGCGCGTCGTGCAGCGTCCCCATCTCCCAGGAGTGCCCGACGTGCAGGATGACGGGCGCTTTCCCGGCGCTCGCGCCCGAGGGGCGGAAGGTGCCGGGCCGGTCGGCGCTGACCTTGAACGGGCCGAGGCGCTCGGCGACGGCCTGGACGACCTGGATCACCTCGGGCACGAGGACCGCGTCCACCTCGCCGAGGTAGAGCAGCGTCACGTGAGGCGCGTCGGTGGGGGTCTGCAGCTCGCCCCCGACGGCGGCGAGCACGGCGGCGCGCGCCCCCTCGACAGCGGCGTGGGCGGCGTCAGGGACCACGACCCCGATCCAGACCGCGCCGTCCGCGGCGTCGGACCGCTCGGGCACGGCCTCCTCGGGCTCCTCGTCCGTCTCCTCCTCGTCCTCGCCGGGCTGCTCGCGCTCCTTGCCGGCGAGCAGCTCCTCCGCCAGGGCGCGCGCGGCGGCCTCGGCGGCGGGGTCGGCCTTGGGGGTGGGCGCAAGCTCCAGCTCAGCCAGCGGCTGCAGCTCGAGCGCGAAGCCGCCGGGCTGCGTGTACCGCGTCCGCGCCTCCTCGCGGGTGAGGATCCCTTCGCCGATCGCCAGCACGTCGGCGCGGGTGACTGACTCGCGGATCGTCGACTTCGCCTCCTCGGAGAGCTGGCCGAGCGGGTGGAAGTGGAGCGCCCACTCGTCGGGCACGCCGCCCTGCTCCGAGTGGTAGAGGATCTCGGCGATGACCTCCAGGGGGTGGCGATAGCGCTCCTCCGCGTGCGCGGCGCAATTGGAGTGCCACCCCTTCTCCCAGGACTCCCCGTCGGTGTTGAGCCCCGAGGGAGCGTCGCCGAAGAGGAGGGCGTTGGGGATCCCGGTGAGGAGGGCGAGCTGGCGCTCTGCGGCCGAGGACAGCGCCTCGAACCCGGCGGGAGCGGCGGCGACGCGTTCGAAGGCCTCGTCCACGGCGATGAAGATCGCGTTGGCGATCGACTTCATCATGTTGAGCGTCTGCAGCTTCGCGATCATCTCCGTGCGCTGATCGCCGCTCGTCTTGGCCGCGCCCGCCTTCAGCTTGAAGACAGCGATCGAGAGCTCCTGCGCGAGCCGCGCGCCGCCCGCGCTCGTCTGGGACATGTGCCGGATCGCGTCCCAGAGCGTCTGGCCGATCGCGTCCGCGCCCCACCCCCACGTCCCCACGCTCGCGCGCCCTTCCTGCGAGGGCGGGAGCTCGTCGCCGTAGAAGCGCAGGAGCCGCGAGGCGTGGACGACCTGGTTGGGGAGGGCGACGCCCGGACGCCACGGGGTGACGCGGAAGGTGAGCGGTTCGCCAAGCGGGCCGGCGCGGAGGTCGGCGTTGTAGGCGATGGGCGTCATCTCGCGGCGGTCGAGCACCTCCAGGCGATGGAGCTTCCGCACCTTGGAGCGGTCGAGCGGCTGATCGAGCGGCGCAGGGTCGTCGGTGACGAGGAGGACCCGCGACTCGCCCATCGCCCGCCCCCACGTGTCCGCCCGACGGACCACCGACTGGACGCCCAGGCGGCGCATGGCCTCGGCGAGGGGCCGCTCCTCCTTGGAGTCGTCGGTGATGTACCAGCCCTTCACCGTCGACCAGCGCGGGAGGAGGCTCACGATCCGCCGGTAGACCGTCCCGCGCAGGAGCGTGATCAGCTCCTCGTCGGAGAGATACTCCCGGTCCATGTTGGGCCGCGCCATCGCGCCCGAGTCGCGCGCCCCGCCCAGGCCGGAGAGCGCGTTGGCGATCGCCGCGCCGCTGTAGCTGGACGTGTCGCTCGTCGAGGCGTCGACGCGCGTGGCGGGAGCGACGGGCGCGGGCATCGGCGGCGGGGGCGCGACCGCGTCACCGCGGAGGGCGGTGCGGGCGCGGTCGATGATCCGATCTCGGAAGGAGGCCATGCGTCGCTCGTCGTGTGCCGGGAGCATAGCGCGCAGGCGCGCTACGGAACCGCCCGGCGTTTGCCCCGCCACCCGTTCCGCCGCCGCAGCGCGCGAGCCCCCCCCCCGGGGTGAGGGGCGTCGAGGTCGGGCGGGGCTGCGATGCCCTGGACCTCCATGAGGCGACGGTAGGCGCCCTCCAGGTCCGTTTCTTTCAGGACGGGCGGCCCGACGCCTCGGCGGTCGTCACGCATCCCCAGCCTCGCCGGGGTCGTAGGCCCGAGCTTGGGGCGATCGCCCCGACTCCACTTCGGCCAGGGTGACCGGCGCCGTGCGCGGATGTAGGCGCCGCTGGTCGAGATCGCGGAGCCACGCCTCGCAGGCGTCGAGGTCGACGCCGCAGGCATCCACGGCGCGCTTCCGGTCGATCAGGCTGCTCCACCCGCGCCGACGGAGCTCGGCGATCACGTCGATGCGCTCCATCATCCCTTCCGGTACGAGCGCGGGTCGGGCGTGCCCGTGGTGACGTGGTCATGCATCTGGCGATACCAGCGCGCCTTCTGCATGTCCTCCTCGGCGGGGCCCTTCAACCCTGCACGGTCCTCGTACTTCATCGCCGCGCCGAGACAGTAGGCCGCGAACCCCTCGTCGCCGAGGGCGTCGCGGATGCGGTCGATCGTCTCGCGACCGTGCGCCATGTAGCGAGAGGGTGCGACGTGGAAGCCGGTGGCGTCGTCGACCTCGGGCACGGGCGCGCCAGCACCGGACTGGATCACCGCGCACCTCCCGTCCGTGCGGCCCGAGCGGAAGTCGCAGGAACACGACCGCACGTGCCCGACCAGGGCCTCGTCGGACGGGGTTTTGCGGGCGACGACGGGCGCGTCGGTCCCCGCACGGAGGTAGCCGTCGGCGGCCAGCCAGTGGGCCGAGTCCACCATCGGCGTGTCCGCGCTGTCGCGGACGAGAGCGGCGAGGAGAGCGCGGAGCCGCACGACCTCCTCGGCGGCCCGCTTCGCTCGCCACCCATCGGACACGGGCGCGCCGTCGGCCCCCACGACGGGCACCCCCGCGCGGTCGAGCGCGGCACGCTGCGAAAATACCAGGTGAACGGCGCCCGCGTGCCGGTTCACCACGCGATCGGTGACGCGATCGACGATGTAGTCCAGGAAGGCGTCGAAGGTCCGGTAGCCCGGAAGTTCGGAGAGGAGTCGGGCGACGCGCTCGGCCATGGCCTACCCCTCCACCGCGGTGGAGGCCTCGGGCGCATCGGGGGCCGCCGCCACCTTCGCCGGGTACACCGCGTCGAGCATGGTCACGACACACCGCACGGCCGCCATGTAGGCGGCGCGGTGGCGCTCGCGCCCGGTGCCGTCGGCGTAGCGGTCCTCGATGGCGGCGATCACGTCCTCGGGGCTGGCCTCGCGGCACCCGGCGCGGACCTGAATCGACCCGTCGGCGAGCCGGCGTGCGGCGACGATGCGCTGCTCGACGCCGACCGGTCCGGCGAACGCGAGCCAGGCGCGGACGAGGCTGGCGCCGTCGAGGCGGGCGCGGACGAGGCTGGCGCCGTCGAGGCGGGCGCGGACGAGGCTGGCGCCGTCGAGGCTGGCGCCGTCGAGGCGGGCGCCGTCGAGGCTGGCGCCGTCGAGGCGGGCGCGGACCCCCAGCGGCCTCGCCTCCCACATCGTGGGGTACCACTCGGCGTGCAGCGCGAGCACCGCGGCGAGCGCGGCGGCGGTGAGCTTCCGCAGCCAGAAGGGTCGCTCACCGGCGGGGTCGACGACGGTGGCGCCCTCGGGGGCGGAGTCGGCGACGTCGACGGTCACGCCGTCGACGAGCAGGAAGAACACGAGGCGGGGCTTGGACTCGGGCATGGGGTTCTCCGGGCGGCGCTGGTCGAAGCGCGCCCGGACACCTTACGCCACGTCGGCGCGACGTGCAACTATTCGGGCGCGGACGTGAACGTGACCGACCAGCGCGGGGCCGGGAGGTCGTAGCCGTTGGCCTTGCCCTGGGCGATGAGTGCGACGAGGGCCTCGTCCATCGGGCGCGTCACGTCCTCGAGCAGCGAGCGCACCGTCCCAGCCCGCTGGACGTTCATCTTCAGCTTCCCCGTGTCGCCGTCCGGGTAGATCCCGATCTCGATGGCGCCGGTGAAGAGCGTCACCACCCCGAGCTTCCAGGTGCCGGCCGGGTCGCGGCGGAACTCGACGAAGAAGGTCTGCCCGATCCGGTAGTTGCTCGCGTCCTCGGGCGTGACGAGCAACTCGGCCTCGCCGGAGGGCGTCGCCTCCCAGAAGGAGCGGTTCTCCTCGGACTCGTCGCCGCTGCTGCTCCACTGGTTCTTCGCCGTCACTGGCCAGAACTTCACGAGGACGCGGGGCGTGGGGACGGTGCGGCCGTCCACGTGGGGGTAGGTGACCTTCTCGACCTTTTCGAGCACACGGAACTTCGCACGGTACATGGGCCTCTCCTCGACCCCGTCGTGGGGTCTGGCTTGTGGTAGCAGAAGAGGCCGCGCTGTTGGCCCGGATCGCGGCGTGCCGGTTCCCGCCCAGGGTAGCACGCACCCCCTCACGAGGCGAAGAGGTCGAAGCCGGACGGCCCCGAGTCGTCGAGCGACAGCTCGAGCACGAGCTGGGCGGTGGAGTCCACGTCGTCGTCGTGCGTGCCGTCCGGGAAGGCGCAGACGCAGTCCAGGTAGTCCTCCACCCACGGGCAGCTCGGGTGATCGGCGGCCGGGAGGATGATCTGCCCCGACTCCGCGCGGCTCTGGAACCGAATCGCCCGCGCCGGCTTCGACTTGTCCTTTCCCCACTCGGCCGCGGTGGGATTGAAGAGTCGGATCCCGACGACGGTGTGCTTGCGTTCCTGGTAGTAGTTGGATCCGTTGGCCGCGTCCTCGACCAATACACCAGTGAGGACCGCGCTCCACTTGTTGACCATCCCGTCCATGCGGTCGCGATACTCGGGGTATTCGAGCCGCTGACAGATCCGGTCGAGCAGGTAGAGCCGCGCCCCGCGGACCGCCCACACCTGGATCGAGTGGAAGTCGTTGGTGACCCCGGCTTTGCGCGCGGCGTCGGAGGTGATCCAGACCGCGTCGGCCTCGCGCGCGACGTCGACGGGATCGGCCCGGTACCGCTCGCGGAACCAGGGGCGCTGGAACATCGTGCCGGTCGTCGGCACGGGCCGGAGGTCGAAGAGGGCTCGCCACCACCGCGCGGGGAGCGTGGCCTTGATCCGCTGCAGGCGCTCGAGCGGCCAGCGCGCGGGGTCGAGTGCCTCGCCCTCGGACCGAAAGGGCGTGTGCCCGAGGGCGATCAGCCTCGCCGCCTCCTCGGCGTCGGCGATCGCGGGCAGCGCCACCACCCGCCAGCGCTCCCGCTCCTGGCGGAGGAGCCGGCCGCTGATGTCGTCCACGCTCCAGGGGGTGTGGGTGACGATCACCCCGCCGCGCCGGGCGTCCATGCGGGTGTAGAAGGTCGAGGTGTACCAGTCCCAGCGCTGGTCGAGCGTGGTGGCGCTCGACGCCTCGGCCGCGTCCTTCACCGGGTCGTCGACGATGCCGACGTTGAACCCGTGCCCGGTGAGCGGGCCGCCCACGCCGACGGCCTTGTACTGCCCGTGGTTCCCCGTTTGCCACTGCTCGACGCGGTCGAGCGTCGCCGCGGGCCCAAGGCCGCGCCGCGACTCCCGCCGGAGCTGCAGGTCGGTCGGCGCGAGCGAGGGGAAGACGGAGATCGCCTCGGGGGAGCGCGCGCACTCGCGAGCTCGCCGGGAGTGCTGGATCGCCAGGTCGGCCGCGTAGCTCGCGCACACCACCTCCATGCCCTCGTTCCGGCCGAGCATCCAGACGGGCGCCTTGACCGAGACGATCTCGCTCTTTCCGTGGCGGGGCGGCGCCTGGATCATCAGGTGGGGGCAGGTCCCGGCGCGCACCCCGTCCTCGAACGCCTCCAACTCAGCGGCGATGATCAGGTGCATCGCCCCGAGCAGGTAGCGCGCGTTGGTCAGCTCGAGGAACGGCGAGAGTTCGTGCCGGCTCCGACGAGTGCGGATCGCGCGCAGCCGATCCTCGCGGCGTCGCTCGATCGCCGCGAGGCGGTCGGCGGCGGG